TGTCCTGCCGCCGCTGAATCAGGACCCCAACGCATCCTTGCCGGTCTGCTGGCGATCCATCGGCGGGGAAGGCACGGAGAACATGGTCGGCCGGGAGATGACCAGCCTATTCCCCGTGGGCGTCCCGTGGTTCCAGATCGCCCCGTCGGCGGAGTTGAAGGCCAGCGAGACCCTGACCACCGCCCAGAAGAACGCCTTCATCGTCATGCTCTATCAGCGGGAACTCATCGCCGCGTCCAAGCTGGAGGCCTCCAACTACCGCATGGCCGGGCGGTCGGCCCTTGAGTCCATGATGATCGCGGGCAACTTCCTGGTCCGCTGGGCGAATGACTACTCCCTGCGCTACTTCCGCCCGGACAACTGGGTGGTCAGGCGCGGCGGGGACGGGTCGGTCCTGTGGACGATCACCCGCGAGAAGAAGTTCGCCGTGGAACTCTCGGAAAAGGACCTGGCCAGGGTCCAGCCGCCCGGCTCCAAGCCAAGGGATGACGACGAACCTTACGAACTCTTCACCCGTTGCCGCCGCGTCGGCAGGGGCCTGGAAATCCAGCAGGAGATCGACGGCAAGATACTCTTGACCGTCAGGCCGAGGCGGAACCCGTACATCTGCGTCGCCTATCGGCTCTGCCCCGGCGAGGACTATGCCCGCGGCTTCATCTCCACCCGCTGGCCGGACATCAACTCGGTCAACCAGTTGTGGGAAGCGCTCATCTTCGGCATGGCCAACGCCGCCAAGATGGTGCCGGTGATCGACCCCAGCGAGCCGGGCATCCGGTCCGCCGACCTCCTGAAGGACAACGGCGTGCCCGTCAAGGGCCGCGTCGTCGACGGAGTCATCCAGGGCGTCGGCTTCCTCCAGACTAACAAGACCGCCGACTTCGGCATCGCCTTCCAGGGCGCCCAGGCCCTAGAGAAGTCCCTTGGCCGGGCCATGCTCCTGGAGACGGCCGCCATGCCCACGGGCGAGCGTGTGACCGCCACCGCCGTCATGCGGATAGCCAAGGAACTTGAGGGCGCTATGGGCGGTCCGCTCACGCACATTGCCGACGGGTTCCAGCGGCCCCTGGTCGAGCACACCCTGGCCCAGCTTGAGGCCGACAAAATCCTGGTCCCGATGCCTGCCGGCGCCGACCGCGCCCACATGGTGACCATCCTGACCGGCCCGGCCGCCCTGGCCCGCCAGATGGAACTCGACAAGCTCCTGACGGCCCTCCAGAACATCTTCGCCCTGCCGGAGGCGGCAAGCCGCCTGGACCTGAACGTCGTGGCGGACCGAATCTTCATGCTGATGGGGGTGGACACCACGGGTCTGGTCAAGACACCGCAGCAGGTCAATGCCGAGTTGCAGGCCCAGGCCGCCCAGGTGCTCCAGGCCGAGGCCGCCAAAACTGCGGTGGCCACGATTGGGGCACTTGTGGAGCAGCGTGGGGCGCAAGCCGCCCCGTAACGAAGGTGGAACCGTGGAACCCAACTACGACTATGTCCGATGCCAGTACACACACGAACTGCCGCGCCCGCACTGGGCGCGTATCCTCCTTCGCCGCGCGACCCGTTGGGTACTGCACCCGCGCCGGACGCTGTGGTGGATACTGTACAATCGTGCCCTGGCCCGCCGTGACCGGCGCGAGACGGCGGGCATGACCGCCGAGCAAGTGTACCGCTATCGGATGCGCTGCATGGATGAGCAAGTCGCCCGCATCAGGCACATCGCCGGGTGGACTGGAGCAGCCCCAGCGAGGCCTCATTCGCCTCCCGACGCGGGTGCAATTCCCGCCCCGGCTAGTCCCCTACCCTCTTAAGGAACCGAACCATGCCAGACCCCGTAGTTGACCCCGCCGTGAAGCCCGATCCGCCGCCCGTGACTCTCCCGCCCCCCAGCGACCCGCCCAAGCTCTACGCGGGCAAGTACAAGACGGTCGAGGAGATGGAGAAGGGCTACCAGGAGTTGCAGAAGTTGCATTCCAAGCCCAAGGGCCCGCTGGACGCCGAGGCGCCGGTGAATCCATTCGCCGCCGACGACTTCACCCCGGCGGCAGTCCTTTCCCGCGTCGGTTTGACGGAGGAGCAGGTCTACGAGCAGGTGACCGCCAACGGCGGCAAGATGCCCGCCGACTTGTATGCGAAGTTCAAGACCGCTGGCGCCGGCAAGGGGCTGGTGGACGACTATTTCGCCACCCGCGTTGCCGTTCGCGCCCAACTCACCGCCAAGGCCAAGGAAGATGCCCTGAAGGTTGCCGGCGGCCAGAAGCAGCTCGACACGCTCATGGAGTGGGGCAAGGGCCTGCCCGACGGCGTGAAGGCCAGCCTCAACACCCGGCTCATGGACCCGGCCCAACACGCCGCCGCCGTGGTGGAACTCAAGGGCCACTACGAGCAGGCCGTGGCCGGCGGCGCGGCCGCCATCCTGGAGGGCAGCCCCGCCCGCGCTCCCGGCGCCGGGTACGACTCCTTCCCCGCCATGCAGGCGGCCAAGCGGGACCCCCGCTACCGGTCCGACCCGATCTACCGCAAGGAGGTCTTCCGCCGCCTTGCCCTGACCCCGCAGAACATCACTGGACGCATCTTCTAGCGGCACGTTGCCGCCTCACGCCTACTACGGCCCCAGAAGGCCGGGACACCCCCTCACCGGGCCCCGGTCGCATGGGACACCCTGATCGTGGGCTGTTTTCCCATCCCAAGACGAAAGGGTTTACCCCATGCCTACCGTACCCGATCGCGCGCTGTACAACGACAACGCGCTGGCTCCCGGTGAATGGAATCTGGCGAAGACCGTCTTCGAGACGACCACCATCGACCAGTTCATGGCCCCCACCGGGCTGTTCGACGTGATCCAGAAGAAGCCCTTCACCGGGGCCAAGAACGAGGAGTTCGTCTGCACCGCCGATGACGGCGTGACCGAGGCGCACGACCCCGGCGGCGTCATCGTCGGCCAGGCCATCGAGAAGAACAACCGGATCATCTCGCTGGAGGACCGCCAGGAGGTCATCGTCTATGACGTGTCCGACCTGGACAAGTTCATCGCCCACTACGATCACCAGTCCAAGGCCGGGATCAACTGCGGGCGCGCCCACCGGCGGACCGTGGAGAACCAGGCCTACCGGCTGGCCTTCGCCGCGGCCAACGCCGCCGCCGCGGGGGCCTTCAAGGGCGGGCAACTCGTCACCGAGACGGTTGCCACCTCCATCGCCGGGACCTACCCGCTGTCCCTCACCGGCAGCAAGAAGTTCGTGGCCAACATCGCCGCCATGCAGCGGCTGTTCCACAACGACCAGATCCCCGAGGAGATGGAGACGTACGTGTTCTGCGGGAAGTGGATGCACGACGTCCTCCGGCAGGACGTGTCCCTCCAGTCCCGCGACTACAGCGACCTCGCCTTCGCCGACCGGCTGAGGGCCAAGCTGCTCATGGTCGAGAACGCCTGGATCATGCCGTCGTTCTACATCCCGACGGCCCGGCAGGAAGCGACGGCCTCCGCGTCGGTGGACGCCAACTACACCACTGAGACGCGGACCATCAACGGCGTCGCCGCCTACGCCCAGGACTGCCGCAAGCTGGTGGCGATCGTCCTGCGGATCGGCCCGGCCAGTCTCGGCCCGGACGGCGAGCAGACCTCCATCACTTCCGGCCTGGGCTGCCTCATGGCGCAGGGCATCAGCACCGCCGTCGAGCGGATGCCCGGCACCCTGTCCACGAAGATTCACGCGGCCATGCTCAAGGGCATGGGCATCCTGCGCCCCGAACTGGTCGGGGCCATCGTCACGTCCTAATCGCCCCCGGTGCTCCTCGGTTCCGGCGGGGGCGGCCAGTACGGCGCCCCCGCTACCGAGCCGCCTGAGAAAGGAAGCAACATGGCCGATTCAACCACAGCCCTGGCGACTTTGCACCCGCCCTTCGCCACGAAGGCGGAACTCATCGACTACATCGCCCAGGAGTGCAGCAACGCCCCGAACCTGACGGACGTTCTCTTCCGCCTGGTCCACACGGACCTTAACGGCACGGGCAGCATGACGGGCGGGGCCACCGTGACCCCAACGTCATACAGCCTGTAGTTTCCCCGTTCCCACAATCCCCAGCTTGAAAGGACCTCTCACATGGCTATTCGTTACCTGAGCTACTTCGGCAAGGACCGGCAACTGGTCGGCAATTCCCTCACCACGTCCCTCAACGGCGTGCTGTACATCGGCACTTCGGCCAGCCGCCACGCCCTTGGCGCCACAGCCGACCGGGAGGGCGTCCGGTTCAACTTCGCCTCCACGGCCACCACGGGCTGTAACCGGGGCCTGGACACCCGCCTGACCCTCTCCAGCGGGGCGGGCGGGGAGGCTGGGCGGTTCTTCACGACCGTCGCCAACAACGCCCCGGCGGATACCGTCAACGGCGCCCACATCAGCCTGGAGTTCGGTTCCGCCGCCGGCAACGTGACGGGCCTCGGAAGCGCCGTCCGCTGCACACTGCACGTCCCCAGCCGCGCGCTCACTGGCACGACTGGTGCCGTCATCGGCGAACTGTGGGCCAACGGCGCGGGTTCCACCGGCTTGGGCGGCAACCTGTCGTTCTTCCGTGCCCGGCTTGGCGGGAATGCCACGGGGCTGGCCCTGCTGGACGACACCGCCTACTTCATGACGCTTGACGGCGGCAGCACCGCCAGCGGCAACATCTGCCACACCAACACCGCCGCCGACGCCACCCACGGACTGCGGTGCCTCATCAACGGCGTCAGTTACGACATCCTGATGAAGTCCAACTAGTCCCAGCGGAAAGGAACCGAGCATGTTGACCAGAGAGGAAGTCGCCAAACGCCTTGGCAACGCCCGCGCCCAGCGCGACGAGCACCTCGCCCAGGCCAACGCCTGCGAGGGCGCCATGGCCGCGTTCCAGGAGGTCCTGACCCTCATGGACGCCCCACCAGAGGTCCCGGTGGAACCACCCCCGGCGACGGGCGAGAGCGCGTAGCAATCGGGCCGGCGGGGCTTGACTGTCCCGCCGGCCATTTCTTCGCAGAAAGGGATTCCATGACAGGCGGCAAAGACGGGATCACCGGCGGGACCATCCGCACGCTGGGCACTATCGCCACCCTCTTGGCGTTGGTCGTCGGCATCGTGGCGTTCGCGCAGAGCGTATCCAACCGGGCGATAGCCGCCGGCGAGAAGGTGGAAACCGCCTGCCAGACGATCAAGGAACAGGATACCCGCGTGCGAATCTTGGAAACCGGCATGGGCCGCATCGACGAGCGGCTGGCGAATATCGAACGGATGCTACAACAGCAAAGGAAAGCACCATGAGCGCGATTGGCGTAACCGGCGTACACCCCACCACGAACGCGGTAGAGCGACTGGCGATAGAGACTTCAGCCGCCCCCCTTTCTTCCGGCACAACCCCCCTGGCGACGACCACGGCAGAAGTGGTGGTGACCGCTCTCGTCGCCAACGCATCCCGTGTGTACCACCACGTCCGAATCGTCAATGAAGGCACGGTGGCGGGGTTCTACTCGCTGGACGGCGGGACCACCTGGTTGCGCCTGCCGTCGCAGTGTGTCATCACTGACGACAACGTGACGGTCGACAACGTGGCGATTCAGATCAAAGTCACCGGCGCAGACGACCTTGGCAGCGTATACGCTTCGGCGTGGTAGGAGAAGA